CAGCATTGATTATATTCGTTTTATTGCAGTGGTTTAACCCAGGTGATATATTACCGGGTAAGAAAGTATTCATAGCTGGTAAAGCATATGAAGTAATTAAGCACGAAATTGATACTATTGATATTGTCAAAACTAAAGTGGTAACTAAGAAAGGTGAAGATATCTACCATGAAACAATCGTAGAGAAAGAAGTAATCATCCCAACAGTAATTGATACTATGGCTTTATTAAAAGATTACTATTCAAAAGTATTATACAAAGATACATTAGTTTTACCTGATTCATTGGGTATTGTTGCTTTAAATGATACTATCTCACAAAACAAAATCTTAGGTAGAACTTTCAACGCAAGTGTTAAACAAAGAACTATCAAAGAAACTACAATTGTAAAAGAATTACCTAAGACTAAAGTATTCTATGGTTTAGAGGGTGGATTTAACAAAGCAGATTTTATAAGTTCGGTAGGAGCTGGTGTTTTAATCAATACCAAAAAAGATAAGATATACCAATTAGGTTTGGGTGTTAATAACCAAACAACCGATGGTGTAAATGGTGGATTCTCTCCATATTTGAGAGGTGGTGTTTATTGGAAACTTAAATTAAAGAAATAAGATGATAAAATTAATGGGTATTGTAACCGGAAAACCAGTTGTAAGTGAAGCGAGTAATCCTCATGAAAATCCTGAGGTTTTAGCTTTATCTAAAAAGATAGCTAAATTAACCGATAGAAATGACCATACATCTTCTGTAATGGAATTGGCAAAATTTTTGAAAGATACAAAGGCAATTAAGAAATTAGAAGCAATAGAAACAATACACAAAATAGAAGGTTCAATGCCATCTGAAATATCTAAATATAGAAGCATTATCTTAAACGGATTAATGGATACCTTTGGAGATAAATATAGTTTAACTGATTACACTAATTTAAAAGGAGCATTTTAAAATGATACGTTTAAAAGAAGCATTTATAAAAGGACAAACTTACGGAGGAACTAATTGTAAAGGTGGTTGCTTTATGGGTAAGGAAGGCTTAAAGAAGATAATTAAAATATCTAAAGAATTGCCTGATAATACATTTATGTTTAGAGATGATAACTACTCTGGATTACAACCACACTTTATTAAGAATGGTGTAATTGCAAAAGCAAACACAATTGGTAATCCATCTTATGATTTAGAAAGAAATAAGGTAAGAAGTTTAAATATAGGCAAAGATGTAATTCTTTCTGTTAGATTATTTGAATCAACAAACGAATCAGTAACCGAAGCAAAATCAGATTATCCGGTATATCACTTTACATATTCAGCAGCTATTAACACTGCTAAAGAATATGCAGAAAAGAAAGGATATGAAGTAGATGATGAAGATTCATTTAGAAAAATAGGAATGGGTCCTAGAAAACCATCTGCTGGAAAAACTAATAGATTCTCAATTGAATTAACTAAAGCAGGTAAACCACAAAAGAAGTTATTACATATTCAAGTTTATAATATGGGAACTTTCAAAAGAGATAATACGGATGGTTCTTATATTAAGAGTTTACATGGTGGACAAGATAGATATGAACTAAACGCTTATATTAACTAAAATGAAACTTAAAGAGTGTATTATCGTATCTAAAGAAATAAACGATAAATTCATACTTGCAAAAAACAGAGATAGGGCATATAACCCATCTTTAGAAATAGTACATACTATCATTGATGGTGTGGAAGTTGCATATCTGCACGATTTAGTAACTGATTGGAGTGAGGGTTTAAACGAAAACGGAATAGGTGTTGTAAACTCAGCACTATTAGTTGGGCATGATGAAGCTGAGCATAAGATTGTAAAGAAGGGTGGAAAGCCTGGACCTGATGGTGATAAGATGAGAAACATCATTAAACAACCTACTCTAATGGATGCAGTACGAGCTGCACTTAAATATAAGGGAAAGAGTGGATTATCTTTAAAAGGCCATACATTTGTATCATCCCCAAAACATATGGTTAGTATTGAAACTACATCAAAGCATAAGCCTGATGTTAAACTTCAAAATTCCGAATCACCTGTTGTTCGTACAAATCACGGACATATGTTCACCGATGCCGGATATACGCATGGTGAAAAATATCTAAGTTCAAAGATGAGAAAGATATCAGCAGAGAAATCGGTTGATAAAGTAGAAGATTGGAAAGGAATAGCACAAGCTATGAGAAAAGAATACTTTCCAACCAAACCTCAATTGAATATGAAAAGGGATACAAAGGAGATGTCTACATCATCTCAAACTGTAATGAATCTAACTGATAAGATATTACAAATAACTTACTTTAAAGGTAAGGTAGATGAATTCAAAGGTATTAATAGACAATTGCCTGAAGGATATCAACCAAAGATTACAATCGAAGTAATCCCAGTTTAATTCCAACATTTTAATAGAACCATATTTATATACATACAAAATGTAAATATATTAATATGTCAAATGATTTCGAATTATTTCCAGGTAAATCCTTAAATGGGTTATTTCAGGATATATACAACAACCAAGTACATAAGAAAGCAAGAATCAGCGATTTAATCAATGATTTAAAAAATATGGTTAGAAGTCCAAGCGATATGGGTAACTTAGGACCATTAATTAATTCACTAATAGATAGTTCAATTAAAAACGATGACCATTTGGTTAAGTTGGCAGCTATTGCAACCAAGATTGTGGCAGCTGATAAAAAGACTGAAGGACAGGAAGGATTCTTATCACCATTTGAGAAAGAGCAATTACTTAGAGATTTGGAAACTACTAAAGAAGAAGTTGAAAGAGTGGATGATTTGGAATTTGAAATGGAGGAGTTAAAAAAGAAAATGAAGTAATATGGGATTACAAAATTCAAGCGTATCAGCAGTTCAAGCAGCCCAAAGCGCAGGCGTAGATGGTGCAAAATCGCAAGGTGTAGTATATAGTGTAATATTAGATGAAACGCATCCTTATTTAAAAAATAGAGAAGATTCTAAAAACAAAGAATCAATTTTTGTAGGTGCTATTCAATATAGATTAACAGGACAACCATCGGATGATGATGCTAGTTTACCTATTGCATATCCATTGGATAAAAATTTTAAAACACTTCCTGTAAAAAATGAATCAGTAGAGATTATAAAAGGTGCTGGTGGTACAACGTATTACAAAAGAATAGGACCTGAATTATCTCCATTGGTAGATGCAGACCCAAATAGTATATCAAAGCTATTTAGTCCTGTAAAAGTAACTGAAAATGCATCAAAGGAATATTCAAAAGTACAATCAACAGGAATATCAAGAAGTAATACAAATGAAACAGCTAAGTATGATGGGCATGGTGATTATTTTTTATATGAAAGAGGTATTCATAAATTAAAACTATGGGAAGGTGATACTTTATTTGAAAGTAGATTTGGACAATCAATTAGATTTTCTGGATATAATAACGATGAGAAAAAATTATCACCAACAATTATAATAAGAAATGGTGAAAATACTGAATCTAAAAAATTATTAGATAGTGAAGTAACTAACGAAGATATAAACAGAGATGGTAGTATAATAGCTATGACATCTAATAAGTTTCAATTAGGATTTGTTCCTGGTAAGGTTGATGATAAAGGTAAAGGTGATTTTGAAACAAAGCCCGAATCTTTTGAAAATTATCCTGATAAATTAGTAGGTGACCAAATACTTGTAAATTCAGGTAGAATAATATTATCAGCAAAAACTGGTGAGATGTTATTCTATTCAAAAAAGAATTATGGATTTATTTCTGATGGTGGACTTTCAATAGATAATAAAGGTGGTATTGATGTTAGTACAAAAGATAATGTGAATTTTATAACAAACGATAAAGATTTTGCAATTCATAGTGGTAAGGGTTCTATATTTTTAGGAAATACTGAATTAGAGCCATTAGTAAAAGGAAAAAAATTAGTTGAACTATTGGCAGAACTTATAGATGCAATTGTTGCACAAAATTACTTAACACCATCCGGCCCATCTAAAATAGGTCCTGAAAACTTACCAACATTTAGTAAAATAAAATCCAAGTTAAATAATATTTTAAGTAAATTAAACCAAACATCTTAATATGGAAAATTTATCTGGACAAGCTAGTAATTTACAAAACCAAGCACAAGCAACGGCAACAAATGCAGTTGGAAATGCACAAGCAACGGCAACAAATGCGGTAGGAAACGCAACATCAGCTGCAACAAATGCGGTAGGTGATTTACAATCAAAAATACCTAAACCACCCGCAGTACCACAATTACCTAAGTTACCAAATGTACCACAATTACCTGGTGTTCCTGAATTCAAACAAAAAGAATTACCAGTACCAAAAAAACTTAAAAATAATAAATTCAAAGATAAGTTAGCAGCGGCCGCAGCTAAAGCAAAACAATTGGCAGCAAAAGGACAGGCTGCAGTAGCTAGTGCACAAGCTAAAGTAGAAAAGGCTGTAGCAACTGCACAAGAAAAAGCACAAAAAGCAGTATCGGATGCACAAGATAAAGTAAAACAAGGAATTGCAAGTGCTGAAGAAAAAGCAACCGCTACAGCTGAAAAAGCTAAACAAAGTGCGAAAGATGAAATTAAAAAAGTTCAAGAAGGAAAAGGCGGTATTCCATTAACAGAAGAAGAAAAGGATAAAATTGTAATAAACAAAACAACTGAAGCTGCAGTTAAGGATGCAAAACCAACACAAGATGCAGCTAAGGCAGCTATTGAAAAATCAAATCAAACAATAGGTAAGCCTGATTTAAGTGAACCTCAAAAGTTTGTAAAAACACATACAACTCCAGATGCTGGAAACAAATTTTATATATACCAAGAACGTGAAAAGAGTGGTAATTATATCGCAGTTGCATATCGTAACCAAAATAAAACTGGATATATTACTAATAGAGAAGGGGGTAATGTAAATCAAGGTGTTAATGCTGTAATTGAGCATCTGAATCAAAGAGAAGATAATGTACCTGAAAAAGATTAATTATGTCTTGGCAAACATTTAAAGATAATATATTACAACTTTCTAATAGTCCTGAAAGTATAAATGATATTGATTTGGTAGCAAAAACATATGCTACCGAATATGATGCCGCTATTAAAAGAGGTAAGGATTCGCTTCACCAAATATCTTTACAAAGAGGAAATGTTGAAGCTATGACACAATTATTCAAAGCAGCTTTATTAAAAGGGCAAACATCAGCTGCACCATATGATTTGGTTGGTGAGATGGGTAAGGGAGTTATTGCTTATTGGAGTGGTGCAATTATGAATAATTTTCCTATACCTGTTATACCAGCAACTGGAGCAACTTCAAATGTTTCAGTTGTATCTAATTTAGTAGTAAACCCCGGACAATGGGCACCACCGGTATCATCGCCAGCTCAAGCAAGATTTAATGATCCTGAAGAATTGTTGGATGATGCTGCACAAGAAAATAATGTAGAAAATGGACAAGCTGAAGAATTCTTTGCAGATGAACCATTAACCGATAAAGAAGTAGCAGAGGCAGAAGCTGAAGTAGAAGCATACCCAGAAGATACACCTGAATTACCAACAGAAGAAGTACCTCTTATAGAAGAACCGGAGGAAATATCATATGATGAAACTTCTTCCGAAATAAATATAGAAGAAGAAACTAGTAAAAAGCCAAATCAACCTGAGAAAAAAAGTGAAGTAGAAGCTGATGTTTCTGGTGCAAAGAAAGTAACTAATATAGGAAAGAGTGGAGTACCACCGGGATTTGAAAAATATGTTGTGGATAGAAGTAAGATACTAAGAAAGGGTGCAAAGAAACACGATGGTAATGGCGGTGGGGTTCCTGCTAGTGCATTAGGAAGGGTTAATGCTGGTAGTTATGGGTCTGGTAACTTACATCCTGAAGCAGCTGTTTTCTTTGGTAAATTTATAGCACAAGCTAAAAAAGATAACGTTCAATTCACTGTATCAAGTTGGTATAGAGATTATGAAGGACAAGTAAAATGTTGGAATGAACTTGAAGCTGGTAAGGCTGCAGTTCCTGGTTGGTCTAATCACGGATTTGGCATAGCTGTTGATATACGTGAATTATATCGTGCGGTTGGTGGTAGTATAAAGGCCGATGTAAATGCCGAAGTTAGAAAAAATAATAAATTGTATAAATATTTTGCAGCAACTGCACCTAAATTTGGATTTTATAACCCAACTACTTTATCGGATGGTAATAAACCTGATGAAGTTTGGCATTGGGAATATCATGGATTTAAAACATTTACAAAAGAATATAGAGCTCAAATGATGAAATCATAATAATATGTCAGTAATACCTCCTACAAAAAATACCGCCCTTATAGTAGATGATTTTATATCATATGCAACAACACATCTATCTACGGTAAGTGGAATTATAAATACAGTATCATTATATCCACCGATAGGTACTCCGGGTCCTGGTATAATAAATTGGACTTCATATATGGTGGCACCTGCTAGACCGGGAGGAGCAGCATCTACTGGTACGGACGTAGAAGATATAGAAGAAATTCCAGAAGAAGAAATAGTAATGAGTGAGGCTCAACAAGCCGCATCAGAAGAAGCTATGTTAGAGGGAGCTGATATAAATGAGGCAACGGCAACAGCATACGAAGAAGTTCCAGACAACGCAGAACCACCAACAGAAGAAGAACAAACTATATTAGAAGAAAGAATTGATGCAGAAGCTGAAGAAGGTGCAGCGGAAGTAGAAAAAGAATTACCACCTGAGGATAATCCAAAAAATCAAGAAAAAGTAGAACCTATTCCAAATTATAAATCAAAAATAAAAGTTCCAGATGAATTAGTTAGAGCTATGAGAAAAGTTGGGGTTGGTAAAACTGCATTAGATAGAGCACATTTTTTAGCACAGGTGCATGCAGAGACTGGTGGATTTAGAGTTAAGACAGAAAGTTTGATGTATAGTGCTAGTAGATTATTACAAATATTTCCAAAATATTTCAAATCAGATGCTCAAGCTAATCAATATGCTAAGCAAGAGCAAAAGATAGGAAACTATGTATATGGTAACAGATTGGGTAACGGGCCTGAATCAAGTGGTGAAGGATTTAAATTTAGGGGTAGAGGAATGTTACAAGTTACTGGAAAAGTAAATTATGAAAAATTTGGAAAAATGGTTGGTGATAATTGGATTGCAAATCCTGATTTAGTAGCTCAAACAAAAGGTGGGGCTGAATCGGCTTGCTTATTCTGGAAAAGTAATAATATAGCAAAATACGCTACTGATGCTAGTGTTAAACAAATAAATCTATGTGGTTGGAGAGTAAATGGTAAAAATCCGCCAAATGGAGCTGAGGAAAGAATTAGAGAATTTAACAAATATTGGGGGGAATTGCAAAAAGACCCTACTCTTTGGAGTTAAATCTCAAAAATACTTAATTCAAATATTTATAAACATAACAAAACAAAGAATAGAATATTATGGACATGGATAAACTATTAGAAGCCATTCAAATTCTTATTAAAGAGGAGCTTAAAGAGCAATTACCTGCTTTAATTAAGGAAGGTGTGAAGGCTGAAATGAAAAAAATGCTATCTGAAACAAAGGTAGCACCAAAACCACAATCAAAGGGTATTTCAATGGCTAAGGCTATTTTAGGAGATGAACCAATACAAGAATCAGTTCAAACCAAACAAGCACCAACAAAGCAATACAGTAAAAATCCAATGATTAATCAAATCCTCAATGAAACAAGAGGTGGTATTCCGCAAGGAGATGGTGGGTTTAGAACAATGAACTTTGGACAAGGTGATATGGGTTCGATTGTAGGTAAAACTGCGATAGCTGAAAAAATGGGTTATGGTGAAATGGCTAAAGGACCTCAACCAACTGGATTGGGAGTAAACACTGGAGTAGCTGAAATAGATAAAGCTTTGAATAGAGATTATTCAGAACTTGTAAAAAGATTTAAGAAGAAGTAATGGCAATTGTATTAGGACAAAAATTAGTACAAGATACTAAAAAGTATGAAGATTATGCGATAGGTATATCATTACCAATCCAAATCGGTAATACTGCGTTCAATCAAACCTTTACAACAAATGAGCAAATTAAATCAAATGTAAAAAATCTATTATTAACTAAAAAGGGAGAGAGAGTAATGCAACCGGAATTTGGCAGTGGTTTGCAAGAATTACTTTTTGATTTTAATGATGATACTTTGCCTGGTAAAATTGAAGATGCTATAACAAATGCATTGGAACAATGGTTACCATATGTTACAATAGAACAAATAGATGTAGAAAGTACAAATAATAATAGAGATAATAACTTAGTTAATGTCTCTGTTACTTTTGGATTATTAAATCAACCGGATTTGAATACTGTATCTTTCACAATAGCAGCTTAATAAAATAAAAATGGGAATAACTGTAACAAATAAAAATTTTAAAAATAAAGGAAAAGATATAAAATATCTTGATAAAGATTTTATTGGATTTAGAAATAATCTAGTAGAGTTTGCAAAAAGCTATTTCCCAAAAACTTATTCTGATTTTAATGAATCATCTCCTGGTATGATGTTTATTGAAATGGCATCATATATAGGAGATTCTTTATCTTATTATATTGATGATACATTAAAAGAATCATTGATGGTATATGCCGAAGATATAAAAAGTGTATTAGCATTATCTCAATATTTAGGATATAAACCAAAGGTAACATCACCAGCAATCACAACATTATCGGTTTATCAATTAGTACCATCAATAGGAACTGGTGTAAATAATTTACCTGATTCAAAATATTTTTTAAGGATTAAAGAGGGATTGCAATCAATTTCAACAAAGGATGGTATTATATTTAGAACAACCGATGCTGTTGATTTTTCTGATGAGAATGGTAGAGAGGTAAGTGTGTATCAAAGAGATGCTGCTACGGGAGAACCAAGTTTTTATTTAATCAAAAAGTTTGTTCAAGTAATATCTGGTGAGCTAAGAGAGAAGTCAGTTACATTTGATTCGTATTCTCCATTTGAAAAAATAATATTGGATGAAACTGATGTAATTCAAATTTATGATGTAAGAGATAGTGGTAATAATAAATGGTATGAAGTTCCATATTTGGCGCAAGAAATGGTTTTTATAGATGTACCAAATACAGAAGTAAATGATGCTGATTTATATCAGTTTAAAACAACTGTACCATACATTTTAAAAACAATAAAAACTCCAAGAAGATTTGTTGCAAAAGTAGATGAGCAGAGTAGAACTGTTATTCAATTTGGTGCAGGTGATTCATCGGCATCCGATGAGCAATTAATTCCAAATCTTAAAAATGTAGGATTAGGATTACCAAATTCTATCAGTAGATTGGACGAATCATTTGACCCAACAAATTTCTTAAAAACAAAAACATACGGAACATCTCCATCGGCAACAACAATAACTGTTAAGTATTTAACTGGTGGTGGTGTTAAATCAAATGTAGCAACTGGACAATTGACTAGAATTAATAGAATAGAATTTGAAGAAGATACACAAGCACTAACTGATGCAGAGAGGGCAATATATAACGCTACTAAAAATTCTGTAGCGATTGATAATGAAGTCACTGCGGCAGGTGGTAGGGGTGGTGAGACTGTTGAAGAAATTAGACAAAACGCTTTAGCAAACTTTGGTTCACAAAATAGAGCAGTAACTGCAAAAGATTATCAGGTAAGAGTTTTATCTATGCCTGCAAAATTTGGAGCAGTTGCAAAAGCTTACGCTGTAGCTGATGGTACGATTGATAATAATTCTCCCGCATCGATATTGGCATCTCCAAACAATTTACAAGAGTTTACTGATTTAGTAATGAGTTTTGTTAATATGCCTGATACCGAAGAACCATCCGAACAATCCATAAAAGAAGATATTACAAATTATTTAATTGGAAAGACTTCAAATGAAAATGAAAAAAATAATCCTTTTGCAATTAATTTGTATTTGTTAGGATATGATTTATTTGGAAGATTAGTACCACTTAGTAGAGGTGTTAAAGAAAATGTAAAGACGTATCTAAATGAGTATAGATTATTAACGGATGGTATTAATATTAATGATGGGTTTATTATAAACATAGGTATTGAATTTGAGATATCAGTTTATCAGAATTATAATAAGAGTGAGGTATTGGCAAAATGTATTTCTGAATTAAAAGATTACTTTAAGATTGATAATTGGCAATTCAATCAAACAATAAATTTGAGTGAAGTTGAATTATTAATTGCAAATATAGAAGGAGTTTCATCTGTTCCAAGTTTATCAATAGTGAATAAATGTGGTGGTAAGTACGCACCAAATTCATATAATATAGAAGCGGCAACTAAAGCTAAGATTGTATATCCATCTTTAGACCCATCTATTTTTGAAATTAAATATCCGGATTCGGACATAAAAGGCAGAGCAAAATAATGGGATACTATTTTTTAACAGCATCAAAAGATGCAACTCTTTATCTTCAACAACCCAATCAAAATACTGGGCTTGATGAAATCTTAGAAATAAGTAAAATATATTATGGGAACATAAAAGATGTATCCCATGCTTTGGTAAAATTTGATGTAGGATATATATCAAAATCAATATCAGATGGTACTATTGGATTCAATGATGCCACTTTAATTTTAAGAGAAACCGAAACAAACGAAATTCCATTAGAATATACAATATATGCAAATGCATTATCTGGTAGTTGGCAAATGGGTATTGGTACTAGATTTGATAATATAGCAACACAAGGTGTAACTTGGAATTATAGAGAAGGTGATTCTAAGTTAGATTGGTTATCAAATAATTTTAATACAAATACGACAGCCAGTATAAATAATGGAGTTGGTGGTACATGGTGGACACAATACGCAACTTCTCAATCATTTAACTATGAAACTTCAGATATTAATATGGATGTAAAATCTATGTTAAAAGTTTGGATGAGTGGTTCTATACCAAATGATGGATTTATTTTAAAATATGCAAACGCAGATAATTCAAATGATGTAGAATCAAATACAGAAGATTATGGTGTAATTAAATTCTTTAGTAAAGAGACTCATACAATATATCAACCAAAGATTAGAATAGGTTGGGATGACCAATTATATAT